AAGCAAAATATGAACCTTGGTCAACAGTCATAGTTAATTGGTCATCAGCTAATATTTGTGTATCAACTGTTTGACCTCTAGCATAATCTTTAACTGTGATTGTAGGCTCTTTAATGATCTTTACTGTGTCACCAAAGTTTTCAATTTCTCCAGCGTAATCAGTGTTAGTAATATCCTCTACCACTGATGCTCTTCTGAAGAATTTTTGAACTTTCTGACTAAAGATCTGTGGAGTAAAATTACCTTGTGAAAGGTTGTTGTATCCACTAGCATTTGTAAAAGCCATAATGCTTCTCCTTATTGTTTAGTTAGATTGTTATCGTTGTTCAATCCTACCTTCTAAACGAGCAAGGTCAATCTCTTTTTCAAATTTTTCAAACTGATGAGGTTTCAATCTAGAAATCTCACTTGTTGTCCAAATTTTTTTCTTTGGTGATTCAGAATCTGTAGCTCTTCTAGTTTTAGAAATTGCTTTAGCAGCTTCTTTTTTAACATCTTTCTCTTCTTTCTTAGTTAAGTTACTTAAACCACGATCCATTTTATATAGATCAATAGCTCTTGCAGCTAACTTAGCATTAGATGTATTTTCATACAACCAACCTTGAATAGTAAGATCTTGTTCTCCAGCCCATTGATGAAAATCATCTTTTGAACGAATCTCATTAAAGTCTGGATGAACTTTTAAAAGTTCTACTTCAGCTTTTTCTTTTGCAATTTGTTCTTGCTGTACTTGTAAATTTTTAAATTTATTTTCCAACTCTGCAGATTGAGTAGTAGCTTTGTCCATTGCTATAGTTTCTACCATAGAATAAACATCAGGGTACTCTTTTCTCCACGCCTCTAATTCTTCTTTTGATTTAGGGGGTGTAAATTGCTTTGTGCTAGATTCTAATTGACCACGCAAAGAAGACATTTCTTCCTTGTGTTTATTAAGTGTAGAATCATAGTGCTTTTTTAAATCGTCATAACGTTTCTTAAAAGCACGATCTTCAGCGTTCACAGGGCGTTCAGCGATAGGAGTAGCCTTTTGATCTGTTTGATCTGCAGTCTCTTCAGATGCATTGGTGTCCTTCTGTTCGGTTGCTGCTTCTGCTTCTTTGTCTTTTTGTTCCCTATGAAACTTAGATAATTCACCTCTTACAAATGCCTCAGTCTCTGGATCTTTTTCTCCATAGTCTTTTTTATAAGGATTTGCTACTTGTGTTTTAACTTCAGTTTCTTCAGAAACTTTCTTTTCTTCTTCCATTACTTTTACCTATTGGTTGAGTGCCTTATGGATAAGGGTAGCTCTAAACTGTTTTACTAGTTTGTGGGCTAGTCATTATACCTTGACTAGGTGGCACGTTATTAGTTTGTTCATTTGTTTTCATTAAATTTTTAAAATTATCTAATGATCCAAATCTATCAACAACAATACTTGTAGGTATGCTAACTGTGTTTTCGTTTATGCCAAACTCAGGAAACATATCTTGTCCAAATATTCTGTTGAATACATTTTTAAGTGATGGTGTTAAATGAATATTTAATATTCTTTTATCTACATCTCTCAAATTCTTTAAATCTATTTGTGGTATTCTTTCATCTGGTAGATTTTTTTGTACCACTTTTGGTTCAGGTTTTTTAACAGCTGGTATCTTTGCAGGCTTTACAAGTGCAGGTTTTCTATTCATTATACCTGTAGTAGTAAATGCTGTTTGGTCTGTTATTGGTTGTCCTTTATAATCTACTGCCATTATCAATATCCAAGAGGATTACCTACATTAGTTGGTGATGAAGTTGTTGATTGATTACCACTATCTTGACCGCCACCACCACCTGATGCTTGTTCATATGCACTTTCGTTACTATAAGAAGCAGTTTCAGTGGCTTTTTGTGGTGCACTTGGTGCAGGATCAGAATCTCTACCTACACCACCTCTCATATCATCAAGATCTTTAGCTCTTTGTTCTTTAATTCTAGTTATTTCTCCTCTTTCTTTTTTTGATAAATCTGTAGTGTTCTTTATTCTTGTAATTAAAGCAGTGTCTACTGGCCCTTTATAAGTTCCAAGTTTTGCCATCTCAATTTCTGCAGCAGTCATACCATATTTATCTGCTAAAGTTTTTGCTATTCTATCTGTTCTTTTATCAGCAGCATTAGCTAAACCATAACTAGGATCAAATGGATTACCATATACTAAATTATAATTTGACATACCAGGTATACTTTCAACTAATGCAGCTTGTTCTGGATCTGCATAAAATTGTTTAATAGCTTTTATCTCTTCACTTTCTTCTGGTAAAATAGCACTTAATGCTTTTACTGCAGCAGTAGCTGCATCTGCATAAGGTATTACAGCTCTCATAACTGTTTCTATAACTTTTTGAGTAGGAGTTTTTTCTTTACTTCTAGCCTCTATAGCTTCTTGTGTATAGCTTTCTAAATTTTGTTTTTGTATAAATGATAAATTAGGATCAGCATCTGCACCTTTTTCCATTTCCATTATGTAATCCATAATAGCACTTTGATTATTATTAGGTTGATTTTCTTCTGCATCAGTTATAGGATCACCACTAGCTGGACTTTCAAATCTAGATTTATATTCACTCACTACTGGTGAAGTAGATACAACTTTTCTAATTCCCTGTACAGTATTTTCTACTAATACTGGATCTCCATTTGCATCATATGATAAACTAAATTGTACTGCCACTAGTCACCCTCTTTACTGCGTTGGTTCGCTGTTGGAAGATTGATCAATTGGCGAAGCAAAACCAGCTTCCCCTGGCATCGGAATATTGCCGACTCCGATGTTGCCACCTCCATTTCCTGTTGGATCTGTGATTGAAGCCCCAGCAGGTACTTTTCCGTTTGTGCCCATAGAGAACTGTTCTCCAGTAGGGGCTGTATTGTTTTGAGTTCCATTTGCCATTCCCATTATTTGTGCATAGATAGCTGCTTTCTCTGGATCATTAATTAATTGATCAGGATCAATATCTAGTGCTTTTGCTATTTCTTTTAAACATGTATGCCATCTAACAAAAGGTGCTAGAGCAGGATTAGCTGCTGTCTGCATAAATGTCATTAATCTTTGTGATCTAACTTCTTTCTGCATCAATGAAGATGTACCTCTTGCTTTTATTTCAAGATCACCTTTAATGATTGGAATGTCTGCATTGAATTGCATATTCCAGTGAAATAAGCTCTCACCTAGGGGCTTTAATAAGTAATCATCTATATTCTTAATTACAGTTTTAATACTTAATGCTGCAGCACCCATCAACATTGACATACCTGCGGCAGTTCTAGTTGTAGATTGTATACCTGTAGCACCATGTGAGTATGATGGAATACCAGTTGCTTCATCAGCTAACTGTCTAAATCTATCAAACATCATCATATTTTCTTGTGTACTATTAGGAAACTTAATTGCATTTATAGATGTTCCTGGTTGACCACTTTGTCTTCTAAATATTTTACCAGGAAATATTTTCATATCTTGTCCAGGTACTAGTTGTGTTTCATCAACATCAAATACTAAGTTACCTGCTAATGCTAGATTATCAATAGCCATTCTTGCATGACCATTCATAATCTGTTGTGAGTCTTCCATATTCTCTGGTACACCTACACCAAAGAATTGATAAGGATTTAATTCATATGGGCAAACCATAAATGGTAATCTGTTTGGTTCAAATGGATTCTCTACCATTCTTAAAACTTTACCACCACATACCCATGCGTTAACATTAATTACATCTTTATCACTTTCAATTCCACACTCTTCTGCCATTTCTTTTGAAACAACACCCCAATATTCTAATACTTCATATCTATTTTTATAAATAGTTTCTACAGTTTCTCTATTGTATAAAGAAGATTCATACCCTCTAACTTGATAGTTAGGGCCTTCTTCTAAACACATATCAATAGCTGTCTCATCAAAGTAAGGCATTTTTCTTAAATCAGAAAATTGCTGTCTATTAAGTGAGTGTCTTTGAATTACATAATCACAATCATTTATACTTGTAGCATTTGGATCTGGATAAAAATCCCAACATGATACTGCTTCTACTTTTGGTACTGTCTTAACTTTTTTAGCATGTACATTTATTAAGTTACCTTGTTCATCTTCAGCTGTATCAAATGCATGATAAGTATGATCAAAACTAAATGGGCCTTTTAATATACCTGTACCTAATAAGCATTGTTCAAAGAACACATGTCTTAATACAGTTATAGCACTAGACTCTTCTAGTTGATCGTGCATTAGTTTTTCTAAATTCTTAGCTGCCATCTCAGCAGGTTGTATCTGAGGTTCACCTGCATTAGCAGGGCCTTCATCAAAACCTACATTTTGATATTCTTGTGCTAAGTTTTGCATTAACATATCAGCAGTAGCACCAGGTGGTATTTCTCTACCATCACCTTTAAATCCATATGGATCTTGTGGTTGTTGAGGTGCTTGAGCCTGTTTAGGTTTTAGATGTGCATACTCTGCCATCTCTTCTGGTACTTGTGTAGGATTAATACCTAGTGGAAATTTACCACTAGAAAATAGTACCTCAATGATTTGACCAAATGCAGCAAGGACTTTAGTCTTTGTTACCTTAACAAAAACTCTAGACTTTTCATTTGATCTAAAAACCATTTCTGGGCCATATAACCCTCTATAGTTTCTGTAAGCCTGTAGCCATCTTTTCTCATCATATAATCTAGAAGTTTCTGATTGATAGAACTTTTCTCTTATATGACTTACAATAGGTTTAGACTCGCTGACTTCCTCAGCTGATTTATGTTCTTCTTCGTGCATTAATATCTATTAGTAGTCTCTTTCTTCAGCCATTCTAAAGATTGCTGGATCAACTTTGTTATTAGCTTTTTTAGCTTTACCTTCTACATCAGGGCCTAATTTAGGGCCACTGTATCCACCACTGAACTCCATAGGTTCATTTGGTTTCTTAGGTGCATCAGGTGCAAGTTCTCCTTCCATATATCTTTTCATCATAGTTGTTTCCTCCGATTAGTATAATTTATTAGTTTTTAATAAATCTATTTGTCCGTAATTTTTATTCTTACCAAAATTTATATTCTCAACTTTAAATTCATCCATAGTATATTTTTGCTTAGATGCTTTTTTTAATTCTCTATTACGAATATTATTAGCACCTGCAGAAACTTCAGGTATAAAATTACTTTTTTTACCTAAACTATTTTCATTCATTAGTAATCCTTTTCGTCTGCCATTCTAAATACAGCATCATCTACATGCTTAGAACCTGCTTCTGATGTCATAGTAACATCATATTCAAACTCTTGATACTTCTTAGGTGCATGTTTAGAAAAGTCAATATTAGTATGTTCCCTGTTTGGGTTTTTCCCATCAGGTGCATCACTAAACTGACCTTGCTTAACTTTAGCCTTTGGGTCAAATGTATTCATATTGTTCTCCTGTTATATTTTTAATTTCTTAATCTTAATTATATTTTTAGTAGGTATTACTGTATGCCCACCACCTTGTTTTATAGTTCCACTATCTTCAAATATAAAATCTGCCATAATGACAGTAGTCTTTTCATTCTGTTCTACAAGCCAACCAAAGCTACAACATGTTGCAGTCTTAGCTTTTTTTATATCTGGTATGTCAGACCATTCGCATGATCCAACAATATCTTCCCAATAAGCTATTACTAGATCATAAGGAAAATTTTTTTTATTTATCTCTGGAACTTTTCTACTTAGTGGCACTTATAACTTTTCCTTTATTAAGTCCATGTTTTATAGTATATCCCTGTGTACCATTAGCACCAATGTCTACTTCTTTTTTTAAAGTTTTAGAAAGACTAATTTGTTTAGTTTTTCTATTAGTAGCATTTATGTACTGTAATACTTGTCTTGTAATTCTATTCATATTAATAACCAAATTTGTTATCTGATACTTCAAATGTATTATGTAAAGAAGCACCAAATCTATCTGCAAACTTAGGATGTGTTGGTCTACTCATACATCCATATCTTAATGCATCATATGCATGATCCTCTGCGTGTGTATCTACATCTTCAGGATTTCTATCATCAACTGGTAGTGTTCCTAAAGTTCTAATTAAGTTTCTACAATTAGCAAATATTCTTATACCTGGTTCGTCATCATTTACTTTTAATCTTTTATGTATTTCTAACTTACCATTAATTCTACTCTTAGGTGATCTATCAGACGGCCTCCAGCGGCATCCCTGCTGTATCATTGTCTCTGCAATGCTTGGGCCCACATCACCTCTCTTTGCCCATGTACTAGCGTCTAAGACCCCGTAATGGATATGTTCTCCGTGTTCTAGGTTTATAACCTGTCTTGCGAAATGATCGGCTGTAACTTTCTTAGTATACAGTTCTCTATAAATCCATATATTATTATTATAATCAATAGCGAACCATAGAACACAAGCAGGAGAAGAATAACCCCAGTCAGCAGCACGAAACTTATACCATCCTGAAGGTATCTCAAAAGGTTCCACAACATGGAGTCTTTTGTCAAATTCTGGAAAAGCTGAGTTTTCATATGCATCCCAATCTCCATCTAGAAACTGTTTACGTTGTGCTTCAGGTAAAGATGCAAGCATGATATAATAATC